CCTTATGTTGAAGCTTAGCGCGAAGGCGAGAGAAACGAGCACGAACATTCTGGAGTTGGTTTCCAGCGAACTTCTCGCCGTCAGATGTGGCGGCGACTGAAGCTGTTTGGCATCGGCAGAGTGCCCATACGTTGGCATCGCCCGGTAGGGGACAAGATCAAGACAGTGCGGATCGTCCGCAACGCTGGCAAATGGTATGCCTGCTTCTCCTGCGAAGTCGATCCGAATCCACTTCCTGCCACTGCCATTGGCAAGGAAGTGGGGATCGACGTGGGGATCAACAGTTTGATCACCACGAGCGGTGGTGAGAAGGTGGAAAACCCGCACTGGTATCGCGAGGACCAGAAGAAGTTGCGTGTCCTTCAGCGTCGTGTTTCCCGACGCAAGAAGGGCGGCAACAACCGGCGCAAAGCGGTATGGGCGTTGCAACGGCAGCACGAACGGATTAAAAACAAGCGAAAAGACTATCTTAACAAGATAGCATACCGGTTGATCACGGAGAACGACCGGATCGCCCTGGAAGATTTGCGAATCTGCAACATGGTTCGTAACCGATACCTTTCCAAGAGTATTTTAGATGCAGGATGGAACTACCTAGCGAAGCAACTGGTCGCCAAAGCGGAAGAGGCTGGGCGAACGGTGTGCTTTGTAGAACCAGCCCACACATCAAAGACTTGCTCGGCTTGCGGGGGTGTCTTCGAAAACCTCACGCTTTCCGACAGATGGGTAGACTGCGCGTGTGGGCTGTCCCTTGACAGGGACCATAACGCCGCGCTGAATATCCTTGGGCGCGGACAGCGCCTTTGGAGCGAAACGTGGTCGGTTGCGACGAGCGTGCTCCAAGAAGCTGCGCGGCTTTAGCCGCTGCAGAGTGTCACAATATCACGTTCTATGGATGATATTACAAAAAATTATCATGAAATATTGTGTGAGATAGTATATGAATTTGTCAATCGATTAACAGCGGCAGAGATAGAAATGAGCGTTACGCCTGTGGATGGGGAGTTCGAAGGTAACTACGATGATACCGAGATATATTTAGATGGGGAGGGTTCTCGTGATTTCTTCAGATACAGACCATATGTTTTAGCAGATGATCCTAGAAAGTGCCATTGCGATTACATGACATTGATAAGAAAATTTATTGAAAAAAATAAAAAAATGGATCAATCTGAAGATTCATAGGATATTAATACATTTTTGTGCGGGTATATAGATTAAAAAAATGTAGGGAAAATAATCATGGAACCCGTGCTCAATGTGAACATAATCCATAGATGTGTATATAAAGTATATATATTAATTATATTTTTTTATACCCTAATAAATATATATATTGTTCATGACATTGACAGAAAATGGGAATATACGATAGGGTGCAAAGAATGGAAACCGAAGTGAAAAATACGTTGGAAACATTTTTTAAATGCAGAGACGAAAAAGTCAAGTGTTTAAAAGAAAAAGCGAAGCTGACTAGAGAATTAAAGTTATGTATGCAGGAAGTTAAAAATTTGGAATTAAATATATGGGGTTCTAGAATTCTAAATGAATTAGATGACAAGGGTAGATTGAGATTTTCTAACGATAAACTTAGAGAGAGTGAATTTTATAGAATCGTAACAGAAGATCCGAATAGTGTGGTATCGGTTTCTACGGGAAAAACATATCTCGAACTTCAAAATCATATAGCAAATATTGAAGATAAAATAGAGAAAAATAATATCGATTTGTATTATTGGTCTGAAACAGCATATGGAAATAAGAGAATGTTGGATTATTTATCTGGTTTGTGTTGCAAATCGGATGAATAAATGGTATAATCCTTTAAGTTGTGGTATAATTGAAAACTGGGAGTTTTAAATCGGAATGAAGCGTAAGTTAAATAATTACTTTAATGGTAAAAAAATTGATGATAGTCTATTAGATGAATTAGAAGACTTAGAAGAATATGATATAACAAAAGAAAAAACACAGAGAAGAGTTAAATTTTTTTCCGATGAATATTACGTGCCATCGACATCAAAAAAGAAAAAATCAGACAATTAAAATAATATAACAAAAATGGAGGGTTTTATATGGAAAGCTTAGTTGATAGACCTAATCACTATTGTGCTGAAGGGCTTATGGTTGCGGATTTGTGTGAGATATGGAAGTTAGACCATTACCACCAATTGTGTTCTGCTATAGAATATATATTTAGGTGTAATAAAAAGGGGTCAAAGATATTAGACCTGGAAAAATCTTCGTGGTGGATTAAACGGTATTTAGATAAAAGATTTCAAGATCCGTATAAACCATTAAATTTCTCAAAAATAAATAAAGATTTTCACCCAGCTATAGCTTGTAGAAAATATGAATTAGAAAAAGAACTGTCTACTGTGGTGTGTTTAATTGTTGTTAATGGGAAGTCGAAAGAAGCGTTGAGTCTATTAAATTCATACATTGAAGCTCTAAAACAGTCACATTCTAGTTAGGACGATTTGTATGTGGTCAATGTTTTTATTTATATGGACGTAACAATACAACAAGGAAAGGGATTTAGACATGATTATCCTCGCAGGTGCTAACAAGTTTGAAGGAACTCCCAAGAATTTTGAGTTTGTTCCGAGTTCGGAGATTAATACGGATGGTCAAGAAGAAGTTGAAGATTTGATTATTAGATTCGAATTATACCCCACACCCGAGCTTGTGGAAGTGAGATTTCCAAGAATTAGTAAAACAATCAAGGAATCGTTTGTACGATTACGCATGAGCAAGATTAAAACTTCCACGGTAGATTTAAATAATAGTAATGTTATTTTAGATGGCCAAATTGTCGGTAAGTCGAAGACTCCCGACAAAAAGGTCCAGAAACCCAATGGTGCAACTGTAACTATACTGAATAAGTAACTAATTCAAACAACCACATGAAAGGAAGAGTCAATGTTTGCAAACTTCATCGATTGGTTAGTTAATTCCTATTTTGAGATTTTTGAGTATGTCGCCCAATGGGTTAACAATCTCATTGGGTTATTTTGGTGAGGCAAATGTTCGTGTAAAAACGAACATATTTAAGTATCATTGAAAACATATTCGATTTACGATACGGCTCAAGTCTTCAAGACCCATTATAGTTCTGGGGGTTTGGGCCGTTCTAAATTTTACGAGATTTTTATATTTCCCAAAGACAAAACGTTCGAATTACATGGTCAAGCATATTTAGAGTTTGGGGGCGTTGTGTATTTCGTTGATACTGCTAGGAAAAAAATTAAGACGAGCGAAGACCAAGATGATATAAAAAAATTAATAGCAACGGGAAAATTAGAGAAATATATTTATAGATTGTTTATAAAAAGTAATTTTGATGATGATATTGACGATGGAACCACCGAACAAGAAAAGGGAAATAATAATGAGTGATAGTTGGATTACGAACGACACAACGACATCATTTCTAGATGTTTTAAAATATCAATTTCCGAGAGTAGCATTTTACAGACCCACGATGTCTACAATTAATTTTCAATGCTCTATTTCTAGACAAAAATTTCAAATAGCTTTAGCGACACCTATTAAAGATAATTCGGCGGATAAAGCTATCAAATCAAGAAATTTTCTTAAAGATAATGTCCGGTTCGACTATGATAATGGATTGAATTTTTCTTTATCTATGGTTGAAGTATATGACTTATTAGCGAATTTCAATTTAATATTAGCTGGTAAATACAAGACAGACAACGAAAAAAGTCCCAATACAATGATTTTAGATCACGTTATAAATCATCAAAGGATGTATATTGGTTCAGTCCCGGACAAGGGGTCAAACAACGAACCGACGATAAAACTAGCTGTATACAATACACAATCTAAAGTTAGTATCTCGTATATTTTTAGACGTGATCATGAACTCCCAACATTCAAAAATCTATTAAAACATTTTTATAATGATATGCCGTGGATGGGAATTTTGGCCAATTCTATTGTGAAAACCGTGCGTGAATCCATGTATGAAATAAATAAAAATCCAGAAAAGTATAATAACAACAATTCCAAAAAATATAACGTCCCCAACACACAACCCGAACAAAAAACAAAGAGTAGCCCGAAAAGTACTGTAGATGTTTCTGAAGACATGTTTGATGAAAATGGTGTATTTATTGTAAAAGATAAGAACACAGAAACACGACAACCATCACAAGAAATCGAAGATGAAACTGCAACCGTAGATATTCCAGATTTTAACGAGGATTCTGATTCAGACGATGTTTTTGGTTCAAATAAGACGACGAACCAGGTTGAAAATGATACCGATGTTATGATAGATGATGGTGAGGATATGTTTACCTTTTAAAAAATGTGTACCTAATCTCGGGTGACAATCTCATCCTATGAAAAGGAAAAATATGACACACTATGATGTAACATCAATAGTAGAGATGTCCCAGCTAGAACATCTCAGAAAAAATTCTGGTATGTATGTTGGAGATTCAGAAACAGCAACAAGATTATTAGAAGAGTTATTGGATAATGCTTTGGACGAAGTTCAAGCCGGGCATGCAAATATCGTCGGCGTCTTTATAGATACAAAATCGGGAACATTTAAGGTTTTGGATAATGGTCGTGGTTTTCCATTTGATCAATCTTTACCCCTTGAAAAAGATCCGCCAATTTTAAGTGCTACAAAACTTTTCACATCGGGTAAATATAAAAAAGGTGAAGAAGAAAGCGCATACAAAATTGCGGTAGGACTACACGGTATTGGTTTGATGTGTTGTTTTGCTTTGTCTGAGTATATGAATATAGATATTTATAGAAATGACTTACACGCAATATACAGATTTAATAGTAATGGCGATGTAGTGAGGGAACAAAAAAAACATAACGACAAAAAACCATTTTCAACAAAAATAGAAGTAAAACCGGATGAAAAATATTTTACAAGTACATCTGTCGATTTAAAAGCTATAGAAGAAAGATTAAACATTGCAGTATCTAATTATCCAAATCTGAGGGCGGTATTAAAAGTTGATAATAAAGATACTATAATAAAAGGTAGTGAAGATGACCTTATACAAAAATATATGGGATGTTCTGATTTAACTTGGTGTAGATTTGTGGGTGAAAAGAAACCAGAAACGTATGATGTTCGGTTTTCTTGGGATTTCGAAGGGTCGTCGGGGAATAAATCATTTACTGTGATAAATTTATGCAAAGTCGAAGATGGTGTACATATAAACCAAGTACAAAATATCGTAAAAAATTATTTTTATGAACAAGGTCTGAGTAAAAAATTGACATTCCAACAAAATGATGTTTTGGTTGGATTTCGATTGTATATAAATCTGAGATTGATAGAAACGGCGTTTGCTGAACAAACAAAACATCGGCTTTCTGGTAGAACAAATTTATCAGTAATGAATGACCTTAAAGATAAAATTGAAAAATATTTTAATAAAAATAAAGAAATCACAGAAAAACTTTTGGCACAATTTCAGGCGTATAGAACCAGAATAACAAATAAAAAATTAGTAAAGAATAATACTAAGACACGTGGATTTACAACATTAACCAAATTAAGAGATTGCATTTTTCCTGGTGGCGAATTATTGATTGGCGAAGGGGATAGTGCGGGTAATGGTCTTATCAAAGTAAGAGACCCCAAGAAACATGCGATACTTCCTCTCCGTGGTGTAATTCCAAATGTACTTACTAAAAAGGATTATCACAATAATAAAGAGCTTAAAGATATTATTGTAGCTTGTGGATGCGGTGTTGAGAAATATTGTGATGTATCTAAATTGAGATACGATAAGATCATTTTAGCCGCAGATGCAGACCCAGCAGGACATTGGATTACTGCACTACTTATAACATTATTTGCACATAAAATGGCACCGGTAGTACAAGCTGGAAAGTTGTATGTATGTAAAACGCCGTTGTTTGGTTATCGAGATACAAACAAAAAATTGGTACCGCTATGGGATGAAAAAGAATTAAAGAAAGCAAGAGATGCGGATAAAAAGATATTACGGTTTAAAGGATTGGGTGAGTTTGACGCTAAAGATTTGAAAACATTTGTACTAGACGAGTCTGTCAGAAAATTAATACAAGTCGAATGGTCAGAAAAAAATCATGATAAACTGTTTGAATTGATGTCATCGTCGGCAGAAAGAAGAAAACTAGTACAGGATGAGTGGACGCTCTGAGGAGAACAAACAAAATGGGTATCGACATTTATTCGAAGAAGAACGGCGAAACCTTACCGTTTTCATATTCATATGATGATCCCAATTATAATTCATTTGATGATTGGTTCGATGAATATCAACAAAAGGATCACGCATACATTAGAGAAGCGTATTTCAAGTCAGAAGAATATCCTACCCGATATTTATTAGAAGAAGCCTTTGAAACAGATGTGGTTGGCCAATGGATTCCTTTAAAAGCGGAAATTTTGAAAGAAAGATTAGAAGAAACAATTAAGTTAGCCGAAAAGCGTTTTAATGATATGTTGGAAGATGGATACTATGATGAATCCTATAAAAATGAATTTTTAGATATATATAGAAAATTTGTAGAACGAGGAGTAAAAATCGAAGAAGAAACCGGAAAACCTATGGAAGTTCTTGCGAGTTGGTGAGCGAATTCGTTGAGGAAGAAAAATGGAAAAATTGATACCGGACCTGTATAAAAGTTATGGGTCATATGTAAATCAAAAAAAGATGTTACCGAATTCTATAGATGGTACCATACCAATTCAGAAACGTTTCCTTTTAGGACTTTACACTATAGCTAGAAACGAATTTAAAAAGACCCCAGAAGTTATTGGGTATGTAATTGGGCACTGGCATCCCCACAGTGACGCGATCCAAGGTACAGCGGAGATACTTGTGCATAATGGATTTGCTACCGGCAGGGGGAACTGGGGCTCTCGTATCGGTATCGAAAACCTTTCATGTGCAGCACCAAGATACACAAGTTTGAAGTTGAATAGTGATCTTGTTGATATAGCTTTTAAATATATAAAAGATGTTGATTGGGAAGAAGACGAACTGAAACCGGAACCAGTATATTTACCATCAATGTTCCCATTATGTCTGATGGGTAAGATTGAATTTAATATGATAGGTTTTGGATTTAAAACCGAGATTCCTGTATATGACAAAAAGGATTTAGCTAAACGTCTTTTATATCTTTTAAATCAAAGAAGAAAGATTACAATAACACCACAAATAGAAGGTTGTGATATATTATCAACCCAAAATGAACTTGAAGATTTACTAAGTAAAAAAGATAGAAACCAGATAAAAATTAAAGGTAAATACGTAGTTGATAAGAACAAGTTTAGAGTGTATATAAATGGGTGGTCACCAAGATCGACATTTGGTCACATTTTCAATAGTATAAATAGTTACAAAGGTTGGAAACTGTTTGATAATGGTGAATTAACTTACATCGACGAATCTTCTGATGTGAATGGTACCAAAATTAGAATAGAGGTCAACAAACAAAGACGACGTTCGGATACATTCGATAAACTATTAGAAGCTGTAGAAAATGTACTTACAGCAACGATACCTTATAGTATTTATGTGGTGAATGAAAAAGGCACAGTTGAATTATTTAGTGTGGATGAATATCTACTATCATCTTACAATTTTTATAAGAAGATTGTAGAAAAACATTATAAAAGAATGAAAAAGGAAAGTGTGGAACTCATTGATGAATATAAGAAAATAGAAAAATTGAAACCACACATTAGCACAGCACTTTCTGGTGGTAAAGATGAGGATAGTAGTATAAAGAAACTATCTAAACTAAGTGGTGTATCTGAAGAAGATATTCGAACTATTACTGATAAATATAAAATCAAAAAATTAATTACTATTAACACAGACACAAAATCATTAAACGATCGTATAAAAGAAATAGATTCTGTTTTGAAGGATGTAGATGGAAAAGTGGTAGCCGATTACAAAAATATATAACTGAAGAGAACAGGAGGACACAATATGAGGAAAATAAACTGGAAGTTAAATAATATCGGCGATACATATAATGCTACAAACATGCCACCGGGAACATGTGCGTTGATTTACCCTGATGGTAATTCATATATTTTAGAAGTTGATATCAATCTAAATAAATTTTATTTTAGCGAATATAAAACATTACAAAGTGCTAAAACGTTCGGTGGGAAGCGAGTAGTGAAAATTTTAAACGAACGCGCAAAAACCAGCAACGATGCTATGAGGTGGTAAACATGAGAGCTTTATACCCACTAGTTAGGTTACACGAATGGCTCAAATATAAACGCGCATGTATGTGTGTTAATAAACAATTTTCTTTAGATGTTCCTTTATTATATTTGTTAACTCATGATATATCTAAGATTACTACTAAAAAATATGAACCATATCAAGCACAATTTCTATTGGATATGATTTATCGAAAAATCTCTTTTAGATTAGAGAACAAAATTTCTGGTGTAAACGATTCAATTAAATATAATTGGGCTTTTTTTGATATGACGAAAATAGAAATAAGAGCGATGTTCTGTGCCTGGTTTACTTTATATTATATAAAAACGGGTGAATTTTCCCAAACAAACACCTCTATGTGAGAAAGGTATATTATGGAAATTAGACTGGAACGTGATATTTTAAATTTTGAAAAAAAATATATAAAACCATATTTAGGCGAAATAAAGGACGATGAGGAGTAGAAATGACTAGCAAAAACGAATGTGAGAAAAAAAAGGTTTTTGCAAAAAGAAGAATTTGGGATAACATTGTGTTTATAAGTAGTTTTTACCGAAAGGATTTAAAATGAATCTCACAAGAACGTCGGGAATAATTTTACCAAAGACACACCCGAAATATATAGATGTGATTAGAGATTTAAATAGGAGTGTTGAAACGTTTACTGGTTCTATTGTGAATATTAAATTTTATGAAGAACTTGATGATTTTATTTTAATACCACGGTTTTACCCTTTGGATGAAGAGATAGTAGATGGGTCAGATGTGGGTGACGATATAGAAATTGAACACACCATAGAACCAAGAACACCCAGGCAAAAGCAATCTATGGATTTTTTTAGAGATAACGAGAGGGGTGTACTCAGACTCGAACCTGGGAGTGGAAAAACAGTACTTGCAATATGGGCGATAGCAACCTTCAAGAAAAAAACTATAATTTTCGCGCACAAAGATAAACTACTGGATCAATGGGTTACAGAAATTAAAAAGTTCACAAATCTCACTGATGATGATATATACAGATTGAAAGGCGACAATTTCAAAGAGGCGTTGGAAAAAGGGAAAATCATATTATCAACACCTCAGATAATCGGCAATGTACTTAAAAATAAAAACAAAGATGCTATGGAAGCATTGTTCAATTCTGGTATAGGGGTCATGTTTATAGACGAATGCCACGTGGGTGTTGGACCAGAACAATTCTCTAAATCATCACTTTTTATAAACTCCAGACGCACATATGGCCTAAGTGCTACCCCAAAAAGGATGGATGGTAATACAGATATTATACATATGCATCTAGGTGATGTGACGTATTTTCCCCCCGAAGAAAAGGAAATATTCAAACCTAAAATATATATGCTATATTTTCCATTTCAAGTATATAATAACCATAGAAGTTATATTAATTGGGGTGGTAAATTTAACTTATCCAGATACTATCAACAATTATACAAATCTAAAAGGTATAATAGCCTGTTGAGTAGATGGATACGTAGAGCACATGATCAAGGGAGAACCGTTCTGGTTTTGGGTGTGAATATCAAAAGTTTACTTGAGTTAGCTATTTCATGTGAATTACCTAAAGAAGATGTTGGGTTTTTCACTCCCAGTAACAAAAGAAAAACATTAAAAAAATCAATTGAAAAAATAACTGATACATTTGATCTAGAAGATTCTTTTCGAACTAAAAAGGTTGTTTTTTCAACTTATGGAGCTTGTAGAGATGGGAATAATCGGGAAGAGTTGGATTTCCTAGTAATGGCAGCCCCCACCTCAAATGTAGAACAAGCAATTGGGCGTGTGATGCGTATGAAAGAAGGTAAAAAGCGACCCATTGTTTTAGACGTGGTAGATACAGAAGGCCCTCTTATGAAAACGAGGATAGATGCTAATACTACGAAAAAACTGCCATGGTTTCTTAGGTCGGCATATAAAAGAGAACAATTCTATAAAGAACAGGAATGGGATGTTGAGAAGTGTAAACCAAATCTCAAAGACTGAGGAACAACAAAAACACCAGGAGGCGAAAGCCCGACATGAGCACAAACAACGACAAAAAAGATACGGTTCGAAGGGATTTCTACTATAATTCAGATATGGAAGAAATAAAAGCTCTTAGCATTGTTCAACAGTATTTATATGAAAATGGTTTTGATGGTTTGGTCAACGACTACCGTGGGTGTTCTTGTAGTTTGGATGCGTTGGCGAGGTGTGATGGAATAACATATGATTGTGAGTTTGGGCGACTTCGGAAAGCGATGAAAGATGAAATGGAGAATGGTGATACTATAATGGTATCAGGTCTAGCCGCCAGGGTTCAGGGGCGTTTAAATGAATTAGGAAAAATGGAAGATGGTTGGAGTGAAGGTGGGGGGATAGCACCATCTAAAGAAGGTCTTAACTGGTTATCCGCTATGCTTAAATATTACTACGAGTGTGATATGGATGATTCCGATTTGCCAATATATATATATCCAACGATTGACGGCAACGTTCTATTGGAATGGTATATTGGTTGTTATAATGCATTGTTGTCAATTGATTTCAAAACGCACATTGGCAATTGGCATTTGGCGAATATATTAGTTACACCCGAGGTTATTAAAACCGTCGATGTGCCGTCAGATATGTCAAACGATGAAGATGTAAAAGATCAAAAAACTAACACATATGAGAAATTTGAGGAGGAGTTAACATTCGATCTCAATAAAGGAAGTGAATGGGAACGGTTAACGGATTTAATCGAGGAGATCGAGATAGCTGGTCCAGACACCGCCGAAGAGTTTGCGTGGAAATTCTACGCTGAAGAAAAAGAGGGAAACAAAGAAAATGACGTAAATAAGATTTTAAATGAGGGGGGTGGTGATAATGAATATGAATGACGATTTATCTAAATATTTTAAAAAAGATGATGTAAATCACTCATTTGATGAATCCAGCGATGTTATACATTCTAATGAAGATGATAAAAATATTACCCCCGAAGAAAGAATGAATAGTATATTTGACCTGGATAAAAAAATAAAAAATAATAAAGATTCTACAATATTAACAGAAAAAACAGTTTCAATGTCTGTAGAAGAATTTAATGCTTTCATATCGGCTCTTCGGGGTATACGTTATAGTTGTTCAGATGTTATTATAAAAAATGGGGTGATAAGTCAAAGTAACGAAAAACGAACATTTTTTATCAATATCGATTTAAGAAGTGTTTTAGGTGATACTAGTTTAATTATAAATAATCTACCAATTAAACACGAATTATTTGTAAATATATTTCAAAGACAAAATGTTGATGTTAGGTTGAAAATTTTAAAAGAAAAATATGTGATGATGGATTCTTCATGTAAATTAGAATTTATACATCCTAATTCAGATTTAGTTGGTGCTGAGTTTAAGGGACTCGACAATCTAGAAAAGGTACTTAAAAAGGATACAAGTAGACCAATATTTAATTACACATTTAAGAAAATGCTCATGAATAGGATTATATCTACAGCTAAACTGTTGGAGTCTAATTCTCTGTTTATAATTTTCGATGATAATTCTGCCAAACTAAATATTCAACCGTATGGGAATAATATACATACCATAGCTACACTTGGAACAATAACACCCCCAGATTTGGCTACAGATGTTAATTTAGAAAATCTCATGGTATTAACAAAAGTTCAAATGTTTATGAATTTTTTGAATTCTGGGTGTGAGGAAATACACACAAAGATGTTTCATAGAACAACCACCGAACCGTCTTGTTGTTTTGAACTATCTTCAAATATAGTGATAGCTGGAACAGATGATGTGATACCATTCACAATATATGCTATGTTGAATTTTTTAAATCCAGCAACATTCCAGGAATAGAAAAAGAGAACAACACAACCCCAACGATCAATGGAGAAGAATATAATGTCAAACGAAAATGAAAAGCAAGAAAAGGTAAGCTACGACCCCATTACAGCTTTTTACGAGTTAAAAAATATTTCAGATAATCTAAAAAATAAAACAATTGAATTGTCAGATATGTTTGAAAATGTAGAAGAAAAACTAAACTTACTAAATTTCACATTAACGGAATGGTCTGATACACTAATTGGTGTTAGGGAAAATGATAATTACGCATATAAATTTGGATATTGTAAAGTAAAAGATGATTGGAAACTCGTTTGTAGAAGAGTTAGGACAGACAGACCCGATAACAACAAACGATATGGATTGTTAGAATTTATAACGGGTATGCCTAGAGGCATCAAAATTGAAGCTGCTGGTTGTTTGGAAAACTTATTGGAAAAAATTATTAAAAAAGCGCTCAGGTATACAAAAGACATCGAAGAAGCTAAAAATAACATAGAGAAATCGAGCAAAGTTCTATCAAATATTGATACTAACACGAAGCCAGCCCAAACCGATAGTACTATAGAGAAATATAGCTATGAACGATAACATGGATAAGAAAACCTATTCGTATGGAACAATTTCATCATCAATTAGTAAACCGAGTCACACACCTTTAGATATAGCAGGTGTTGATCGAAATGATAATAGTAAAGATATTTTCAACGAATCTTATTTTCACGTTCTTGGATTCAGAATAACAAACACAATACCCGCGATGGAAGGTACAGACGCGTACTTCGTAACTGAAGACGATAACATAATAAAGTTGCGGGTTATATGTTGGTGTGTAGTTGAAATAAAAACAGAAGATTCAATTTATGGTGATGATCATATCGAGGGATTTTGTTTGTTCCCAACTAAACCAGAATTGGTATCGGTTTCTGGGTTTGAGAAATTTGTTTGTTATGGTTATCCGGGTGAAAATAGTATTATTATAGATAATCGAATTAAAGATGTTCTACAGTTATTTAAACAAAACAACAAGGGGTTTGTTGAAAAATGAAATTTGTTTTCACAGCAGACATCCATCTGAAGATGTGGAATGATAAAGTGTATGATGAAAACGGTCTCCCGTTACGCTTGGTGGAAATTTTGAATTCTGTTGAACAAATGTGTGAGTATGCTAGAGAAAATGATATAAAAGATGTAATTATAGGTGGTGACCTTAATGATACTAAAGGTCTGGCATCTGTAAGAGCGTTTGTGTTATTTAATGAGCTTGTTAAAAGATATGATGATATGACATTTTTCATATTACATGGTAATCATGATTCTGTAGCTAGTGAATATAACAACAAAGAAAGTGCAGTACAACTGATTTCTGGTAATAATAATGTTATAAATATCGTGGACCCCACAACGTTTAAAAATATACTATTCATACCATATTCTAAAAACATATTAGAAGAAATAAAAAATAACAAAACAGAAGAGCATAATATTCTAGTTAGTCATTTTGGTCTAAATGAAGCATCCTTGTCAACAGGAATATCATTACAGACAAGTATTTCGGTGAACCATTTAACACAATTCAAATTGGTACTTCTAGGACATTACCACAAACCGCAACATATAGAAAATAATGAAACTTCTATTTATTATGTTGGTTCACCCATTCCTGTTCGTAGGGATGAGGTGGATGAGACTAAGAGATTTTTAGTTGTGGATTCTGAAACGTGTGAAGTGAACGCAGTAAACATAGAAGGTTATAGAAAATACTTCCAATTTATTATAAATGAAGATAGTGATATAAAATCTATGAAAGAAGACATTGAAAAGTATAAAAACGCTGGGCACTATGTTGTAGTCAAAAACATGTTATCAAATATCCCAAAAGAATTTGAAGATGTAATCGAATCTGTACAATATGTGGATTTATATGAACCGGATGTTAATATTCGAGGTATAGATGTTAGTATGTCTATTGAAAATCAGTTAAAAAAATATATTGAGTTAGAGAATGTTCATGAAGAGGATAGAGAAGAATACTATAAAGTTGGGCTGGAATGTGTAACGGAGGCGGATAGGGTCGATTCGGATGTTACTAAGTAATGTATATTTTCACAATTTATTAAAAGACCTGATGAAATGAGGAAACAAATATGAGACAAATAAAATTCGGAAAACAATATATGCGGAATTTTAAATGCCATGAGGAGTTAGAATTCTCATACGACCCAGATAGATTTGTCACTGTTGTTGGTTCGAATGGTGCGGGAAAAAGTTCAATTTTTTCAGGTATTGTGTGGGCATGTTATGGAATGACCATAGAGGGTCAAACTGGTGATAGTATAATAAGAAAAAAATCTGGGAAAGACACATTAGTCCAAATTGACTGGAGTGATGGGAAAGATAAATATGAAATTAAGGCGTACCGAAAAGATAAAGTATATAAGAACAAAAGATTTCTATTAAGAAATGGAGTTGACATTTCGGAAGAAACAGAATCTGAAACTTTAAAGAAGATTGAATCCCTTCTTATGCCTAAAGATGTGTTTTTAAATTGCTTGTTATTTTCTCAGTATGTAAAAAATCATTTTATGGATATGTCACATAGTGGTCAAAAAGAATTACTAGACTCTATGTTATTATTAGATAGATATGATAGATATTATGAAGGCGCGAATCAAATTTTGAAAGGTTTAGATAATAATATAGTTTGTATAGAAAAAGAAACAACAAAGCTGTCTACTATAATTGAACAACATGAAAATAGTGCAAATGATAGAAAACAAAGGTTCCTCGAATTTAAATCCAAACACGAATTGGACGTAGATGAGGCAAAAAATACATTAAGAAAATTAGAAAACGAATTAAAAAATATACATATAAACGAAGAAATGATAGAAGCAAAAGAAAAAGAAGTTAGTGAAAAAAATAATAATTTTTCATTTATAGCAAAAGAAGAAGAATGGGAAACAGAACGTAACAATACCAGGATGTCGGATTTAAAATTTAAATTCAATAATGAGAAATCGGAATTGTTAAGTTTATTGAATGATGGTTTCAAAAGTAAATTTGATGATATTAATGAAAAAATAAATAAGTTAAGAGATAAAAAACTTGAAATCTCATCATTATCGCAAGACGAGAAATCACTTTTAGATGATACATATACTAAACATGCAAAAAAAATAGAAGAGAAATTTAATGTCCAAGTAGAACCAATCGTCGAAAAAGTATCTAATTTAGAACAACTAGTTTATGGAAAGAAAATTGAGTTAGATGAATTTATAAAGCAAGAAAAAACATATAAAGAGAAATCGAAAGAATTAGAAGATACTTTAAAATCGAAAAATCCAGTCTGCAATCTTTGTGGACAAAAACTGCGTTCCGAAGATGCTGTTAAGCATATTGAATCTCATATAAAGACGATATGCGAAAAATTAAACGAATTAACATCTAAGAAAAATGAAATTGAATTAGAAATGAATGATTTGTCAAAAACATTAGATGCATCTAAAAAAGAATTAGAAGACGTTAAAAATACTTATAAAGAAAAGAAAAGCCAATCGGAAGATAAATATAATTCTAAAAAGCGAGAAATATATAAAAAATGGGAAGATGAACAAAAAATTATAGATGCTGAAATATTACTAAATGAAAAAACAAGAGGTCAACTATCAGAAGAAAAAACGGCCGAAGAACAAAACATAATCGATAGACTAAACATCAAATATAAAAAATTAGTAGAAGATTTGAAAGAAGAAAATAAAAATAATTTAGAAGAAATAGAAAAAAAGAAATCTTCCCATTTAGAAAAACTTAACACAAGCCGATCAGAATTGAGTAATTTAAAATCTATGAAAGAAAAAGCAATATCAATTTCATCTTCCATAGAGTCTTGTAAAACAACATTAGATATTACAGAAAAACATTTTCAGCAAGAAGTTCAAGAATATAATAAAACTGTGGTCGAAATAAATAACAAAATCCAAGACACGAAAAAACTTTTAAGAGATCAAAAAACACAACTCGACAAGATATCCAAAAAACAAAAAATGATAAGTTTTTGGAAAAAGGGGTTTGGTGATACAGGAATCAAAAATATCCTGTTGGACGAATCTATACCCATCTTAAATAATCGCGCCAAGGAATTATGTGAATACTTCCCAAAAATTAAGTTGAGATTTAACAGCCAAACCTCATTGAAATCTGGTGATGTGAGAAATAAGTTTTCTATGGATGTGTTGCAGACCAATAATCTATCCGGTCTTAGTGAGTTATCATCAGGAGAAAGACGGGTAGTGGATATTATGGTTATGTTGTGTCTAAGACACCTATTAGAGTGTACATATGGGGTTAAGATGAATATATTATTGCTAGATGAAATTTTAGATAGTCTTGACCCGGAAAACGCCGTATCTGCGGTGAATATTATAAAGCATTTCTCAAATACACACTGTGTGGTACTCATATCACACACATTACGAGATTATATTGAATCAGATGAAAATCTTATAATGTGATGTCTGAAAATGTGAGTGGTGAAACAAAACACGTAGGAGAAAAACCATGTCAGAAAAATTTAAGAGATATATTAGTTGTATTAAAACAAAGAAAACGTACACAGAATATGTTTTTACAGAATGTGAAGCCGAAAGCGAGGAAATAGCTCGTGCTGGTATGATTACCCATGTGAAGTATTATGGGACCGCACCACAACATGTTATACAAGTGTGTGAATCTAAACGTCCAAAATATGTAATTGATGAATTTAAAGAAGCTGAAAAATCGGTAGAAACCAACCCAGATTATACTGTCAGCGAAATAGCTAATGAGCTATATGGTGAAGAAGTATTTATATCAGGATTTCTATCTGGTGTCGATAAAGAAGCTATGGGTAAATTGAAGGAACTTATGAATGATATCGATAATATGGAAAATTCTAAATAATATATAAAATTAATTATTGTGTAGCAGTCGAGTAATACTAACAATCATAATCGGAGAAAGAAAGTGGAAAACTACACCAACACCAACACCAAAGATGATTCTGTGGAAGATTTTGTTTTTACGGATGGTGATTATGATGACGACGAATGTACCAAAGTCCCAGAAAACGTAGATGAAGAAGTTGAAGAACACACATCAAAAGATGTGTGGGGTGATGAATACGCCCTCGAACAGAGAATCGGCTCCGAAGCCCCACAAAACGGCGGAACGGAAGAAGGAAACGGTGAGGCGGACCTTCCAAAAGAAGAATTGAAAGAAAAGTCTAATATTTCCATGGAAAGTTGGTCACACCCGCTAAAGGGTTCTATTGATGTTATTTCATTTGAAGAGTTTGGACGCGCGAAATACCAATATGTCCCAATTCTAGACCCGGATGGTGAACTGTCGGGTTGTTATATGGTATTCTTTAAATACACAAAGCCGAACGAAACGTCGTGGATTATCGGTAATACACTTTTATCTTCCCAATATAATATTGTAGTTACTGATAAGATTGTAAAAGAACTTTCAAAAGAAATCGATTTGACCGAAAGTAATGTTTACGTTAACCCGTTTATGAGTTGTTATACGGCTAAAACGGGTAAAAATAAAATTTCAATTTTTAAAGAAGATATCGATAAACAAGTGTTTGAATTGGTTACGGGTATTTCATCTAGTGAAATGGATAATCTTTCCACAGATGTTGAAATGTATATTATTAATTCTTATAATGGTACAAGAAGTGTTAAAATTATTTACACCTTGGCATTTATTGACCCCAATCTATCTGGAAAATGTTGTTATAGAGACTTTTTCTCTCTTGAAAATTATAAGATCAAGTTTGTACATAAGGGTGGCTCAGTTTCTCAAGCATCTAGTATATTGGAGAATATCGAGGAGTGTTGTGAAAATTCAATTACAATTCTTAGAAATACGAAGGATCGTGTGGTAAATATGAAATTGGAAGAATTTGCTACAGAAGTATCTAAGAAGTTCCGGAAACCCGAACAAGACATTTTCAATACACTATGGTGTTCACTGCCATCTGATAAATCGTTACTATCACTATCAACAGTCGCGTCGAAGGTTCTTAGTGACAATTATGATGTAGATGTTCATAATAAGCTCTCAGCTTTTATGGGAAAATATATTAGAACAATTATGAAAAATAAAGAAATTGATGTTTAATGTTGATATGATTGGTGGGGATA